ACATATTTTTCTGCTGCATCTCCATGCCCAAATGCATCAGCTCCTGAAATTGCAGATGCTTTTGTTTCTCCCAGGATTCTAAGGCGTTCTTCTTCAGCCCTTCTTGCCTCTTCTTCTCTACGCTTTCTTTCCGCTTCTCTCCTTCTTCTTCTTTCTTCTGCTCTGTCTTCTCCACCTTGACTTCTGTTTCTAACGGCATCTCCGTGTGCAGATCCTGTATCGTACTGGGGTCTGTTATTACCACCATAACCGCCTGATCTACCTTGATCTCCAGATGCTCCTGAACCAGTATAATGAGCATCCCTATGCCTTGGGCCTTGGTATGCAGGGCCATCATTTGACGTATTTATAGAGTTTCTTCTGATTCTAGCTGCTGACTGTACTGCTCCTTCATGTGATCCAGGCCCACCATGTGAAGCACCACTGCCCCCTGAAAATTGTCCAGTCCTGCCGGATACTGTATTTGTCCTGGTTCTAGTCCTAGAAGCTGAACGATTACCTGATGTTGAATAATGACCTGGCATTTTTATCTCCTACTATGGGTGGTATTTAGCACTGCTGCTTGGAGGAAAGTATTGTTCAAAAAACTCCCTCTGTTTCTTTCGGTTTTCAACTTCCTGGCGTAATAATAAGCCTTGGGTTATCTTATCAAATACGTCATACATAGGCTCAAATTGTCCAGGATCTGTAGCAATATCTGCTGAAGTCATTGCAGTTGAGACTGCAGATGCAGGATCAGAGGATAATGCAATATTGTCCAGGGCAGCCTGTTTTGCTTTCATTAAAGCGTTCCTTACAGCCATTGCCTTTTGATCCCCTTGAAGTGCAGCATCAACTTGTGCTTTCGCAAAAGTCTTACCCATTTCTGCATCCTTCTTGGCTGCTGTGGCACTTTTGCCAAGCCCCTGTCTTTCAAGTGCGGCTGCTAAATCTGCTCCAGCAGTTCTCCTTTGTGCCTTAATCCCTGTAATGGGAGCATCCATCACAAATTTTTGGTATTTCCTCCTGATAGGATCGCCATAGGCAAAGGCATTATCATCAAGGCCATATGGTGCAAAGGTCTTGTCAATCCCTTCTCTTGCCTTCTTCCTTTCGGCTCTCAGCCATGCCTGGTATTCTGCTTCAGTGTCGGCTGCTTCGTTACCTCCGCCTCCACCTCCGCCTGTCCAGTTGTTAATATTCCAGATACTATGACTTGTAGTGGGATCTAAAGAAGTTCCTCTCATTTTTCTCCTATCCTGCTTCGTTTAGTTCATAATGCACTGCACAGTTACCTAGTGTTGCTGGGCCGTCTTTTGAGTTGACCAGTCTAAGTGCAAGATGTGTTGATGTTGATGATAGACTTACTCTTCCCATTCCATACGTTGCCTTATTAACAGTAGCAGCAGTTTCATACTGGGTGATGTCAGTTGGATCAGTGCCGATTGATACAGTCCAATCACTACTGCAAACAGCATCAAAGCCAGTCCACATTTTATTTGTTGCAGGCTTCCCTGCATCGAGGAAGGGGAGCTGCACAGTTACAACAGATGAATCATATTCATTGTTTTTTTCTCCGCCAAGAGAATATATTTTATCCCCGGCTCTGCAGAGAAGTTCTGTTCCATCAAATGCCCAGGCAGTAATTGGTTCAACATTGCCGTTGGCATCCGTAAACCCATGTTCATAAACTGACCAGGCAGAAATCTTGGAAGATGGAAAGTAGCTGAAGACATAGACCTTATCACCCATTGCCAATAAATACCTTCCGTCCCTTGGATCAACTATTCCTACTGCTGCTTTTGCAGCATCAATATCAGTGGTTATTACATCAAGTATAATAGTGTCTATGGGATTGCCTATATCTCCAACATGGGCAGAGTTTGAAGAATCCCTTGCCCTCAAGGATCGAATGCCAGACCTGGATAAATAAAATACATCAGAGTCTCCAATTTCTACTACGCTTCTTCCTGAGATAGTTCCAGTATTATTTAAAATCTGTACCCTGGAATAATTAGATGGAGTTGGATCAGTTTTCCAGATTTGGATAACGTCCTGTCCAAATACTGCAAGATTCTCAAAATAAGGAGCAATTGCAACCAGCTCCTCTGCACCTCTTGAGTGGTTTGATAAAACTCTCATGCCTGCGTTACTGCCTGCATTCAGGGCTGTCCAGTCTGCAGGATCACCTATTTCAGAGTTGTGCCATCTGTCATCACTCAAGGCATGCATCTGGTTATCAAATGCACGAACAAATCCTCCAGAAAGCTGACCTTCCGGGTTTGTTGGTACAGCAGCTCCTCCACTTGTATTCCCTCCAAGTCCAACATTTCCTTCAGTAGCTAATGTTCCTGTCAAGGTGGCTTGAAATGATCTGTTATTCCCAGCAGTTCCTGCTTCTCTTGCAATAATATTTACTTGATTGCTATTTGCTGTTGCTCCTGTAGTAGCCTCCCATTCTGGATCAGTAAAAGTAGAATTTATTTCATCTGCAATCTTTGATGCAGTATATGCATTTGATGTTTCCCAGAGGATAGGCTTTGAAATAATTGATTTTTGTGTTCCAGAGCCTGCAGGCTCTTCAATTGTTAAATCTGTAACTGCATTATCAATTCCGCCTGTAAGTGTGCTTGATGAGAGTGAAGTTGTGAAATCCCCCTCAGTTGTACTGACAACACTAAGACCATTCTGGCTTGTTCCTCTTGTAGCTGCAGTAATTGTTACCACTGCATTTGATACTGTTGCAGTGTAATTAGGAGTAGATGTAAGGTTTTCTATTGCATTCTTTATTGTGGTAGCAGTTGTTGAATTTGTTCCATCATGGGCAATAGGCCCAGTTAGAATATCCACATTGTTTATACGCAGTGAAGTAAGGTTATTCCCTGGATTTGATGTTCCTCCAGTCACAGTTAAGGTAACTGATGCAGCAGTTCCATCAACGGAAGTATCAGAGCCATCCTCTATTGTCATGTATGTCCTAGCCCTGCCTTCAAACCAATCGTCTATCCTGTTAGCTGGAGATGCATTGCCGGAATATCCATCCCAGTAATGATATATTTTCCCATCATTAAAAAGTGCAGAAGCATAAACTTTACCCTCAAAAAAATCATGGTGCAGAATAGAATGCATATCATCATTAGTATTCGATGGATGTTCAAACCTTACATAGTTGAGGTTTACAGGTACAGTGCTTGGTAAAGTAACACTTTCACTTCCAAATACGAACACTCTATTTCCTCCGGCTGCTAATCCATGTGTATTTGCAGGCAGTGTTGCCCATAACTTAAACGCCCTTCTTTTTTCAATTTCTCCGCCCCTGGTAATATGGGCATTAGTCAGTGTAATCGCAGTACCTGGGACTGAAGTTATTACAGTCCTCCTGGTGTCAATTCCACCCTTAAAGTCTTCAACTAGTACATAAGGCATTACGAAACCCTTGCTATCAGTTTCGGCCCTCTGGGTTTATATTCATCCGGCTCTTCATCCCCAAAAACGATAGGTTCACCTTTAGAGAGCCGCCCTTTAACCCTTAAATAATGAGCTTGTGCCTGTGCCATTTTGAGCTGTGCATCGGCACTCTTTTGTCTTGTTAAAAGTTCAGCCGCAGCAAATAGGACAATAAGTTGATCATCCAGGTCAGCAGTATCAGTCTTGGCAGATAATGGACTAAGATTCTTTACTCCCTCCAGGCGTACAAGACCATCTCCTGTTGAGGAATCTCCATTGTTTGCTGGAACAGGCCAAACCTCTATCTGCCCTGCAACATCACCATATGCCTCATATCTCATTACAGGCCATGACCTTGTATCCCTGTCTGAATCATACTGATTATAATGTGATGGGTCGATGCCATATTTCATCCTATCCCATCTGTTACCCCACTTGAACTTTGCAGATTCGATTCTCTCCAGGGTTAAGCCTTCAGGAACATTGTAGTATCTCTGTCCTGCCTGCATAACTATATCCTTCTTGGTATGCAGGAAAGGCCATGAAAAATCTTCCCATAGCCTTCTTTGCACCCGGTTCAAGAGCTTCAGCATCATAGCCTCTGTTGCCTGACCTAAGTTGGCAGACATAGAATGCCCAGCTTCAGCTCTAAGATCATCCAATAATACTTGTAGGGTAGTATTTCGTGCCATTATATATCCTTATACAGCTTCCACAGGTTCATCGTCAGCAACTTCTTCTGCTATTTCCATATGTTTAGTAACCTGTTTTTTAACTTTCTTTTTTCCGCCTTTAGGAAATTTACCTATGGGAACAGCTCCAGGTTCAAGAAATGTATCTGGAATATTCAGCTTCTTTATTTCCATAGGAAGTTCCCCATAAGGCCCAAACAGCTCTACCACTTTTTCAGGTTTATAAGCCATTGACAGCCTCTCTCTTTCAGAAGCAGAGTCATAATCTTCCTTACCAGTCAGGCAGATATTATTTACTGCTGTATCAGAATGAATATGGCGAAGCATAGCCAGTTCTGGTACAGTAACTCCGTTTTTAACTATAACGTGTCTTACGTCTCCTTGTAGAGCCACATTAACTCGGTAGACATTATTCATAATATTTTCTCTAATAAAGGCAGCCCCGAAGGGCTGCCAAATTAAGCCTGGGCTTACGCTATTTCGTAAACACCATGACAGTTTAACTGGCTTGCACACAGTACAGCAGTTGTCGTGACAGCTCTGTAGATTACATAACTATCATGAGGTCTTGCTGGAGAGTGTCTCACCATTTTTTCACCATCCATATACATCAGATACAACTTAGTTGGATCAATGATGTAACATCTCTTGGATGGAGATTTACTTGAAATAGTCAGATCATCCAGAGTTGGATCATACTCAAACTTGATCCCCTCATAAGTGATTTGACCGATTGAAAAGTCAGTGGATTTTCCGCCACCACTCCACCCAGTCTGGGTATAGTTTCCTTTGTTTTTCAGCTCAGTTGCCAATCTATCAAGGAAATCACTTCCACAAACTGCGATTGATGGTCTTCCACCATACCTTCTGAGCTGACGTATTTCCGTATGCAGTTTGTCAGTCAGTTCCTGACCGCCTGCAGTTACGGCAATATCTGATCCAGAAGATGTAAAGTTGGAACGATTTCTCCACCAGGTATTCTGGTCTGTACGAAGACCACCTACTGCTGCATTTGTTGCGGCAGGATCATCAGCAATAATTGTCTGAATCCCTGCAAGTGCATCTGCATCAGCAGTTCCATCTCCGTAGAGAAAATCATTCATACCCCTGGCATAACCCTCCATCATATCATCCAGTTTATCTTCCAAGAGGTTTGCCAACATAGTTGACTCTCTTCCAGATGCAGATGAAGTATTTTCACCAGTTGTTGAATCAGTAACTGATATACCATCGTGCTTCAATTCAGTTAAAGTAACTGAGATACCAGCGTGATGTTCACGCCAGGTATAATTTACACGTTGTATATTAGTTGGGTTTGCATAAGTAACTGTATCAGTTGCTTTGTAACCCTCAACAGTAGTTGTATATGCTCCCTTTACTGCCAAACTAACATCTCCCTTGCCGCCTGGAAATTTCTTTGCATTCTTTTCCATAGCTGCCAGGAGAGGCTTGTCTTGCAGACTTTGGGCATATACAGTTCCCTTTTCTATGTAATAGTCAAGGGCTGCGTTTGCCACGTTTGCTAATTCCGCAGCAGTTAAAGCTGCCATAATATTCTCCTAAATTAAAGTGCAACTCACGCAGCTCCTCCTGTTAGTGTCTGATGTATAACATCCTTCAAACTTGCAGGAGTTGGACTGGGAGTCCCACTAAGTTTTCCACCTGTAGAGGTGCGTATGCTCTGGCGTTGAGGAGTCCTTGCCTTGTATCTATCATTTACAGTTTCATAAGCATCATTTGCAATGCTTAATACTTCTTCAGAAGTTACAGGCCGTCCTCTTTCATTTACCAGGGCCGCCACTCTATCGTTAATTTCATCTTGTTTGAGACTGAAGTCCGGGTCAGAATTTCTAGTCGTGTCTTCCCAGTCCTTAACCACCTTCCTTAGATAATTAAGTTGCTGATCTGCCTTCTGCTTCCTTGATTCCTGTTCAGCTTGTTCAGCATTTTCCTTATCCTGTTGCCGAAGTTGCTGTTCCCGGAGCAAGTTAGCTCTGGCCTGACTCAATTCTTTTGCTGCATCCTCATCCAAGTAGCCGTCATCAAGTTTACCTTGAATGTCATCCGGCAGTCTCTTTCCAGTCAGCTCATTAACAGAGTTCAAATGACCTTGTAGAATCTCATGGGCTTCTCCAGGATTGTTCTTTATTAATGACATAATCCTGAATCCTTCTGCGGCATCTTCTGCAGAAAGATTATTACTGCCGATAAAATCTACTATCTTCTGATACTGTTCTGAATCTTCACGAAATTGTTCTGCCAGCTTCTTCTGCTCGTTCTTTTCGGCAACGAGTTTCCTGAACCTGGGATGCTTATTAAAAGGTACATCTGACCAGTCATCCGCCTCAATCTGAGGTTCGACTTCCTCAGATGCCGAAACTTCCGGCTGTTCTTCCTGTACCTCCTGGGTTTCTGTCTCTTCAGAAGCAGTTTCTTCCGGGGGTTCATTCTCCGGCAGTGCAGACTGCACTACATCAAGGAGTGATTCCTCAGTTTCTTCTACTTCCGCAGCATCTGACGAAGATGCTTCTTCTCCCTCTATAGTGGAAGACTCGTCTTGTATTTCTTCTGAACTGGAGGACGAGTCCTGTTCTGTTAGCTCTTCAGCCATAATACGTCCCTTTTTTTAGTTAAAAGTTTATCCTGCAGGAAGTCCTTTACGGCCTCCCTGTGGACTTGGTTGAGGAGCATTAACCCCTCCTTTACCGCCTTGTGCTTCAGGAGCTTCACCGCCCCTTTGCACGTTACCTCTAGCACCTAAAAGCTGGTTCTGGGCAACAATTGATGGGAGATTCCCCACAATTGCCTCAGAAAATTCCATTTTGTCATCCAGGCGTTTGAGAAGTTCTTTTGCCAGGAATGATGGATCAATCCCTGGTATTTGAATAAGAAATGGTATGATCCTTTCAATATTTTGCAGCTCTGCTGATTTATTCGGTTTACCTGTTGATCCAGCTTCAATCTCAAGGAAGATTTCATTTAAAATATCCTCCCTCATAAACTCAGGCCATATAGCTCCTGGGCCTACTATTTTCTTAACTTCCTCTGGAGACATCTCCAGGAGAAGCACCTGTCCTGCCGCCCTTGTAATTTCACTCATGAAGCTGTCCAGGTCATCTACATTTGCTCCAAGTGCAGAATTTCTGGATGCTTCTGCATTGGAAACTTCTGTTGCAGTACCTTTTGATATTTGTCCATAGGAGGATTCCTGCTGTCCTGCCACAAGCTGAACATCATCAAAAATTGTGGACACTTCATAGAGGTTTGGATCAATGCCTATCTGCTTTACTGGCTGCAACACATCATCCACTTTCTGCCCGGATGCAAGTGCCTGCAGCTCCAGGACGGAGTTTGCCGCAGGATTTTTCAGTTTTGCCTTATCCTCATCCTCTAACATCCCTGCCGGAGCAACATATTTGGGCCTGTTTGCCCTTCTATGCTCCCTTAGTCCCTGCCTGGCACGATTGTATTCATGCTGCATGGGGGAGAGCAGTTTTACATCAGAAGGAGGAAACAGATGGTCTTTATGCTCACATTCATTAAAAGTAAGAGAGAAAATGGGCCAGAATGTTTCCAGTTTAATTGGTGGTGCAGATGGTTCTTTCAGGAAGTCCTTATGCCCATCACAGATGCAATACATTAAGCCGGAAGATTTATCGTAAATCTCCCATACCAGGGCAAGCCCATCACGAATATCCTGGGATTTCATCCCCTCAAATCTTTCATATGATGAATTAAGCGGTTTATTGCTTGACCTTCTTCCTTTAAGGTCATACTGCATATAATCCTGCTTTATATCCACTCCATATATTTCCTCAACTTCATCTGCAGAAAGGTACATTTCATGGGCAACCCATGTTGCACCAACAAATCCCCGGAGCTGCCTGCACATAGGATCAATAATAATTGAATCACATTCTGGAAAGTCAAAAAGAAGCCCTTCCTGGACTGTTACCAGGGGTTCTTCCTGGAGATTTTTAAGTGCCAGTAATAACTCCTCCATTTCAGCATCATCCTCGCTGACATCTCCTTTCTGGGCATCTGCAGCAAGTCTTTTTATATGATCTATTTGAGCCTGGACATCACTAATTTTTGCAGAAATTTCCGGCAGTCTATCCATTTCTCTTTGATAGCCTACCTTGACATATCCTACGGAAGTTGTGATAACTCTCCTGACCAGGCCTTTCATCTGGGATTTGAAAGTTGGTCTTTGCTCATTCATATAATAATGGAATAACAGTTCCAGGGTTTCCGAAACCTTATCCAGCATCTTTCTCTGCTGCTGAACCTGTTCATGTTCCTGGACAAGCTGCATAGCAAAAGGTGAAGGAGGAAACCCTTCCTGCTGTGCTATCTCAATCTCCTGGTGTGCCATTGCCAACTTCTTTTCATCACCATCCCAAATCTGGTAATCCAATCTTCGCCTTCTCTGGGCTACAGGCTTTGGATTTTTTGCATAAAGAGCTGCCGTTCTCTGCTGGACATGGCGTTGCAGGATGTTGGCAATATATTTTTCATCATCCCAGCTTTTGTCTGCATATCCCTTATATGCCGCCTGCATATCAGCTTTCATCTGATCGAAAGCCTTTTTATGAAACTGTTTTGCAGACTTGACTCTTGCCTGCAGTTCACTTACAAGATTCTGCCTCCTCATGGTAGGCTCTGGAATCTCTTCTTTTTCTCCTGAAACTTCCAGGATATTCATATCTACTTCTATTTCAGCCACTTAAAATCCACCTGTTGAAGATAAACTTATTTGATTCTTCCTTACTTGAGAATCCCATTTAACCCAGGCTAATGTACCTACCTTTGGAAACTTACTTTGATTCCTAGCACCACCTGGAGCATTTAGATCCCCCAGTCCCATACCAATCCATGCAAGTGCATCAACAAAATCATCATGCCTGGCATTGGGGAATTTTAGAAGTTCATCAACTGCCCTGATCCCCCAGGAAGAAACTTTAGGAAAGTAAACTTTTTTCATTGCCATACGCCCCACTATTGACTGTGATCTCTGCACCTTATTTGCAACTGGCGTAACTTCCTCAATCCGGCAATGGGTTTTTGTCTCAAACATTCTTTTCCTCAAGAACGGCCCAATTGCCTTTGTTATATGACCTTTTTCCGCCCACCATATTAAAGGTTTATGCCTTTTAATTAATTCAATTATTGCATCAACTACTTTATCCGGGGGCTGCTTTGCCCACCAGCAGTCAACAACATAAATATCATCCTTTTCATCAACCCCTACAATAATAATGCAAGTGGAATCATGCCTGGTCTTGTCAGTTCCTACTGCATGGTCTGAAGCTGCATATATTCTCAAGTCCTTTGGAAGATTCCGTTTCTCGTAATAAAGGATATTATCCCTCTGGAATAAATCCCCATCTTCAGGGCTTGGCTGTTGCTGGTATAATGCAGAAAATCCCCTTGGATCAAGATTCTTCTGGGCCTCCAGGAACTTTATATTAAACCTTTCAGGCCAGAGGACTTCACCTTCCTTGCGTTTTAGTGGATCATCCTCCCCGGCAAAAGCCGGGAGGTTGATTATCTTCCATTTTGCACATTCCTCCTCAGTATAATGAGGATTCAAGGGATCCGTCAGTCTCCCAACCAGGTCATCTTCATGCCACCTGGTAGTTACAATTACAACTGAGCTTCTTTCAGTCATAAGACGAGTCATAAAGACCTGGGTAAACCAAGACCATAAAGTTTCTCTTAGTGTTGGTGACAATGCTTCCACACTGTCCTTGATGGGATCATCTACAATTAGAGTATCGCCACCTCGACCAGTGATTGACCCACCTCTTCCCACGAAAACTGCCATGCCACCATTATCGGTCTGCACCCTTGATTTTGATGCACCTCCCTGCCTGAATTGGAACTTTGGGAAGACTTGCCTGTATTGAGGAGTTGACATTATTGATCTGCAGTCAGCTCCAAAATCCTGGGCAAAGTCTTCATTATAGGTGCTGAAAATCACATTCCTGTATGGATCCTTCCCCATTAACCAGGGTATAAACCTCCTGGAAATCATCTCTGACTTCCCATGCCTGGGAGGAAGAGTAACAATCAATCTTTTTATTTTACCTTTTGCTACTTGCTCTAATACTTTTGCAATTGCCCTGTGATGCTTTGCATCCTCAAACATTGATTTCTCAATATTATTATGATCATTGGGCTTGGGCATCGTGAACTTAATAAACTTTAAGAAATCATCCTTGCATTCTAGGGCCAGCTTCTGCCGTTTTGCTGCCGCAAGCTGTCTCTCTATTTCTTCAAGCTGATTTAGTTCCTGGGCCATTCAATATCGTTTCCCATCTTTTATAAGGATGTTTTTCAATGATCCTTCGGATATTCTCCTGGTCGTTTAATAAACTGGCTTCTTCTTTTTTTTCGGCATCTTCCCTCAAGTTGGTTTGATTGGTGGTATCATCGTGTTGCATTTTTCTGTCAGCACCTTTGTTAAATCAATCCTCGTTATCTTCTCCTGACCATCCACTTCCTCTGGAGTCAGGTTTTTACGGATAGTATCCGTATAACAATCGCAAACTTGCCATAGTAGAGTCTGAGGCATAAAAGGGTTCTTTTGCTTCCAACTTACTGAGCATACCATCCAGAGACTCCTGATCTGACTGGTCGGAAAGTTGCCATCGTACTTTGGCGTGATCTGCTTGGGTTGCTGGCATCCAGTCAGGCTCAAAGTCAACATCAAGGCCGCAATCAAGTTTAAGTAGAATTTCCATTTAAGCATATGACCATAAATTTGGTTTCCCGGAGTGTCTGGGCTTTGTGTCCACATGAACAAATCGCCCTTCTCCTTTTTGAGCAACGCCCACTGAGAATCCCATCTCCAGGGCATACTGAATTACAATTCTTGCTCTATCCCTTTCAACGCCTAAATCTGCTGCCTCCCCGGTCATATGACCAGAGGTAGGATGACCCCCTATACGCTGATTTTTTTTGGCACAGCGATACCCTGAATTTACAGGTAAGGCAAAACCACATCTATCACGCAGCTCCTGGAGCTTCGTCATAAAATTTTCATCCATTGCAGAAACATTACAACAGCTACAAGCCATTTCGTCCTGGCTAAAATTGGCAATCTTAGACTGAAATTTCCACATACCTATCCATACGAATATATACTTAAAAAACTTCCTCCTGGAGAAAGCAGTAAAAATAGAACCTTTTTGGTACTATTAACTCTTAATACTTTTTTCATAAGCAGCCAGAATCTTATCGTCTACATCATTTTCTGTTGATTCCACAAGCCGCCTTAAAAGTATTAAAATAACTTGCTGGAGCAGCTTCTCTGAAAGCATACTCATACACATAGTTTTTACAGTACCTCCAATAATTGGAGCTAACATTGCAATCATTTATTCCCTTTCATTAATTGATCAACTTTAGTATGAAGCTCATAACTTGAAGCAACCAATAACTCTAATTTCTCAGTATGAGCATTTAAAATTTCCTGAATTTTCCCTACCTGGTATTCCATAACTGCCTGTTCTGCCTTTACATCATGTACCATAGTGTAGAGAAAACCCATCACCCCAACTGAACCTACAACGTAAAGAGAAAACCATTTATTTGCAGTCATATATACCTTTTTAATGTGCAGTTAAACGTCCTACATGAACTCTAAGATCGGTAAGTATTTCTTCCATATCTTCAACCTGTTCCTCAAACTTCTCCTCTGCCATATGCAAGTGTTCAATGTGAATAATATTCTGCTGAACTATTTCATCCAGTTCCATGACTGTTGTGAATAACCAGGTAACAACTGACAGTAGGATAAATGCCAAAACTGGCACACCCATTTTAACCAGGTTGTGTTCAAATACTGATTGTGCTTTATCTCCATTTCCATTAGCCATTATTGTTTTCCATTTGTTTCTTCGTGTTCTGCATCTTTTTTGTCTTTGAACCAGTAGTCGGTACTCTTTGCCAGAACAGCCACATACGCCCCCAAAAGTACGTTAAGAAAGTCCCTTGAAGAATCTTTAACCTCTGCAAAAAACAAAAGCCATAATAACGCCAGGAACGTAATTGCATTTGCAAGCGAAATAGAAAACCTGGCCCAGAATAGTAATAGTTTTCTGTTTTCAAGGGGATCACCTCCACCACCAAATAATGATTTGTGTACCTTTCGACTCATTCATCACAGTTTTTTATGCATTCCCAATATGGACTTTTATTAAATTTGTTTGCCTGTATTGTTCCCTTCCAAGGCTTATCTGCCTCCCAGTAACCTAGATTCTGTGGAGAAGCACACGCATTTGCAATGAAGCCGTAGATTATTAATATGTATAAGCCGTATTTCCACAAAAACAATTCGATCATTCATGGTTTCGGATATTTCTTTTTAACTTCTGCTCTCTTAGCTTCAATGTCTGCCTTATCGTCTGTATCGTAAAGTGCCACTACAAGTTCCTCAATGCTTGGATACTCTGCCTGTCTTTTTCGTGCATACTCCTGTGCATCGTATTCATCCTCCAGACGTTTTAATTCTGCATCAATCTCTGACTGAGTTGGTTGATCTCTTTCATCATTCCAGAATATCTTCCCACCTGATGTACCATAATCAGCATTAGGAACAAGTGAATTAATTGCATCAATTTCGTTTGGTTTCATTGTGCTATCTCCTGTACCATGTTCATATAATGCGGTGCATCATTACCATGATGTAAGTAAACTGTTCCAGAGCCACCTCGTCTTGCTACTGCGGCCTGATAACGATTAGTTCCTGTATCTGGTGTATCATCAATAAACCATAATAATGGCATTAACCCATAGTTGTAAGGCATCGTTTGATCTCCTATATATACGAACCCTATATTTTCTCTTGCATCATCATGTGCTGAATCAGGCAACCAACGACCTCTAGTTATATTTTTAACAAAAATATCCATTTGTGTATCGGTTGGAACGTGTCTTGCTCCTGACCAAAAATAAATTACACATTTACTATTTGCTTTAACATTATTAATGGTAATATCATGGACTGTTGAATAGACTTTAGTAGTGGAATTAGCAGTTTCATGTGAAGTTGCATCTCCATGTGCTACTACAGTCTGTAATATATGCCCTGCTGGAAACGTAGCATTTGTCAGAGTACCACTTGCAGGAGTACCAAGATTTGGAGTCACTAATGTTGGTGAACCTGAGATAGTACCACCATGTACCTTATCACCACTAACTTCATCTGCGGCAAATAGTGCAGGATCAAAATTTGCGACTTGTCTTGCCTTTGTCATGTGTTACTCCGTTGGTTTTGGATTGTCATCTTTTACTTTTTTTATTTCTGCTTCCATATCTGAGGGGAATGCTCCTGCTTTG